CCTATAAATTAGCTAATGTCTAAAATGTTTTAACTTGTGCCTAAGCCGCGGATGCGCCATACTTTTGTAGCTATATATTTTCTATGCCCACAAAATCCGGTTCCCATTCTTTCAATGCGGCTTTAAGCCAATTTTTAACCTAATTAATTCTTTCTGTGGCTGGTAATGTCGCGCTAGTTTTAAAAGTACCGTAACCGACTAATGCTTTATTATCATAAATGGAATAACCAGTTACTCCAGTTGCGGCATCTAATGCTAGCACTCTTAGCGTATCGTCTCCTTTAGGCGGTACCTTATTTTTTTTAACCTTATATGGGTCACCAGCCATACAAATATCGCATATTTTATGCTTGCGCCAGTACTCAAATGTTTGCTACTGCTAATGTCCTTGCGGACATTGCATATCTAATGGTGTCTTTAAATTCTTATAAGTTTCACTTATAAGTTTCCATCCTTCGGCTTCTAAGGCATTCTATACAGTATATATATTAATACTTGCCATTAGACGCCGGTACTCCCAAAGCCATTTTCGCCTCGGTCGGAATCCTCTAAGGAGTCTACAACCTTCGCCTTAAAGCGATAGGAAGGCATTACCATTAGCTGAGCAATACGGTCACCCGCATTAATAATGTGTGGAGTATCGGAAATATTATCATATAGAACACCAAGCTCGCCGCGATAGGAAGAATCAATAATTCCAACGCTATTGCTTAGACGCAGAGCAGTGTTCGCGCCAATACTAGACCGTGGGAAAATCATAGCAACCCAACCTTCTGGTAGCTGGATTTTTACGCCAGTACGAATCTTATTTCCGAGAGAATTACCTTGAAGCACGGTAGTTTCCAGCGCATATAGATCCGCTGCTGCGTCTGTATCATGTGCATAGGTGGGAACCTGCACACCTTCCTCTAGGCAAATTGGTAGGTCAATTGCATACATATGATACTTTTCAAAAGCCGTATCAAAGATATTGAAAATCTTCTCAATGATGTTATCAAGTACTTTCTTCTTATTCCCCGTGATAATTCCATCGCCATATACTAGCTGGTTAACAAGGTCTTTAATAGCATCTACTGATTGTAGAGCTTCTGCGCGAGAAGCGCCTTGTGTTTCTAGATTTTGAATAATCTGGTTTACAGATGTCCGCATCTGTTCTGGAGAAAAACTCTCATTCAGCGCGGCTAAAAGCTGTTCCATAGATTCATCTGTAAAATACTTATCATCAAGATTCTTTAGGCTATTAACAGCATCTACAAATGCTTTAATGCCTGGGTCATTTACTAATTGTTCGTTCATATTTATACCTCTCAATCACTATAAGTTTTTTCGGTAGTCACAACCATCCACATATCAACCACTTCGCCCTTAGACTTTTTAGTTTTTACGACATAGCCGGACTTAGTTAGGGTGTAGCCGCCAGAAATCTGCTTATCTTTCGCATCTTCAATCATACTCATTGCTTCTTCTTCGGTATCTACCCTATAAACATCAGTTGTCTTCAATAGTTGCTGTGCCATCTTCTTCATTCTCCTTTGCTTTTTCTTCGTTTAGTTTTCTTAGCTTTTGAATCAAATCTATATAATTAAGCTTTGTGGCGGTTTCATTTATCTCATCAATCTGAGACTTCTAAGCCACTTTAGCTTTATTACCTTTATTTTTCTTTGCGAGTGCTCGCCGTTGCGCCCGATTTAACTTAACGCCACCGTTGATTTTTGTTACAGTAAAATCTGTAATCTTCTTCATAATTTCATCATCAGTTTCGGCGCCAACTAGTGCTTCGGCTTCTGCATAAGTTATACCTTGAATCTCTGCGAAGCGCTTAATTAAATCATTTGTTTGCGGCAACTCGATATTGCTTTTAGCTTCTGCATATTCCATTATAAATCTACCTCTTTCAACTTAGCAGGTTCCTTTGATGGCATCGTTTCACGTTCATTCCAAAGAGTGATATACCATCGAGTTGGGTCGCCTTCGCACTGTAATTTATGCTCAATCTTAAAACGATTAAAATTAATTTCAGGCTCAATAAAAGCTTCATCTTTTCCCGTTTCGGCACTGCGCCAGAAATTATCTGCTTGTGTTGTCCATCTCAACCAATGGTGCCGAGTAAGTAGCGCATAAACCTTAGGCGATAATAATGACATTTCTAACACTATTTTCCATCCAGTCTTAGAGTCATATTTTTCATAATATTGAGTAAGCTGGTCAAAATAAACTTCGTGTTTTTCTTTACTATCCCACAGTCTATCATAAACTGTTAATAGTATATTTGGAATTTCTTTCTTTCCATACCAATTTTCGCGCGGATATTTCTGAATAGGATGCTCATCGTTTTCTATGTCAAGTCTATTAAAATATTCCATTTATCCTCCCGCGTTACGGTTATAACCGAACGTTTGTGTATCAAAGAATTCAATATAGTATTTTTCAAGCTCGGATAGCTTATCCTTATCGCAATAAGTAATTACTTCAATTGACCAGTTCCAGAATCCTGTCTTTAATATTTCGTGATGAACCGCTTGGTCTGCGATGCTTTTAATTCCAATCGAGGACTTAAAATGGTCTGCTATTCGTTTCTTTATATCAGTACTTTTTCCAATATAAGCCTTGCCGCTATCCAAATTTGTTAATTTGTAAATCCCTGGCTCTGGCTTAATTTCTATACGTTTAAAAGTATCATCCAAATTAGGTTTAACATACTCTGCCCAAACTAGCTTTGATATAATATCTGGATGCTAAACCTTTGCGGCGACAGTAGTAAGCAAAAATTCAATATCCTCTCGATATTCTTCAGGCAACTATATGGTATAGAATAATTTTGCCTATTTATCCATTTCATACTAAAGTAGCGGTTTGCGTAAACTTAAAAAGCGTTCACGCTGCTGTTCTTCGGCAAGCTAATATTCCTTAACTTTAGCTTGGGCTTCTTCAATTTGCTCAACCATCCATTTCTTGGCTTCTTCGGCCTACTTATCGCATTCTTTTAAAGTCTTATCTAACTCAGATTGCAAAACTGATTTCTTTTCATTAAATGTTTCGTCCAATGACTCTTGGCGGCGTTGCCGCTATTCATCCATTAAAGAATCCAATTCAGTCATCTTGTCATTTACTAGATGATTATATTCATCACGTGCATCTGATAAACTAGTTTTTGCACTGTCTAATGAATTATATATATCAGTTAATTTTTGTTGCTCTGAATTAACTCTGAGTTGTATATCCATTAATTTATAGCGATACTATTCTAGCGCTTCTTCATCAGAACTTAATTCTTTTTTAAGTTTAGCTGCCTGTTCATGATATTCATCTAATAGCTATGTATCAATAGATTGCTTTTGATAAAGTTTATACCCCAGAAATCCGATAGTAACTAAGCATAAAATTAAAACTACAACCATATCATCACCTTTTTCTCTTGATACTTAATTATATCAGATTTCTGGGGAAAAGTCAAATGTTTGGTTCTATTAAATTACTAAAAATAACGCCGCCAAATATGTTGCCAATAACAGTACCAATTAATGATGTACCAATGGTACCTGCCGCAATCATATAGTAGGCATCTGCAATACAGTGATTAAAGCCACCAAGGATAAAGCCCATTACACATAAAATACACATCCATAATGGAGATTTCTCATAGGTAGCTAATGACATTAGCATACCGCATCCAATACCTCTTGCGGCGGCCTCCCATATGGGTTGATTAACTTTTACAGTCGCGATTGCCGCGGAAGCATTGTTATGCGCGAGTAACGCCATTAATGATACGCCTATAATATTTCCAAGCAATACTATTAAATAGAAATACCAAGGATATTGTTTAGTGACCATAAACTAAATTTTTCCAGTAAATAAATTTAATTTATAAATACGTACTGATAGCAGGCCGCAAGAGAAAAGGAAGGCGCCTACTATTGGATTCGGCGCCACCATATACATCCAGCAGCCTAATGCAATTGCCATTCCAGCAAGTATTGACTTATATATGTCCTTCTTCATAATATTTCTCCATATTAATTATTCGTTGGTTTGAAGAACCACGCAGCGGCAGCGTCGTGTCTCTTTTATCCTGCTCATAGCGTCCATCTATTAAGCAGGTAATATTTCTTAACACCGCCCTTATATCATCATCATCACGAGCTTCTAGCTCTTCTATTGTGTAGCCTGTCCAAACATATATTTTTAAATCTGGATAATCAAGTTTACACCAACCAATTAAACGTAGAACATCTCCAAGATTTTCTTCGCATAATGGCTCACCGCCGAGAATACAGAGTGTTCTCATTACTCCATTTTTCTTTATTTTTTCCATAATATGACGTAATGTTTCTAATGTAAATTCTTCACCGTAATTAAAATCTTGCGCTTCGGGATTATGACATCCGGGGCAATGGAAATGACATCCCGAAAAATACACAGAGAGGGAGATACCGGGCGCTGCCGCGGTATCGTCCCAATAGATTCCTGCAATCTTACTCATTAGCACAAATTTGTGATGATAGATCACTTAATATATCAATTAAGTGACGATAAGTTCCATCAGCCTACTTGATAGATATATTATAATTTTTACATAATTCTACTACTATTTCCCCTTCACCCTGCTCTATAATTTCTGGAACATCTATCATCGTATTTTCCTCCATTAATGTATATGTTTGACGCGATCTTCAGTTTCTTTCTGTTTGCCCCAATTGAAAGCGTCTTTATATGAACCAGTAAGGTATCCAGTTACGCGTCTAAGTCTTGAAATGTTCTTACTGCCACATTCAGGACAGCTTTCACCAATTTCATCCTGATAGCCGCAATCGTTACACATATCTAGCGGCACATTTAAAGCAAAATAAGGCACGTCTTTATCCATTGCATAATTTACAATGATTTCAAGCGCGTCAATATTATTTTTAACGCCCGATGGTACTTCTACATAAGTAATGCACCCAGCACTAGAATAACCAGTTAGTTGGCTTTCAATATCAATCTTATCAAAAATAGAAATTTCATGCCATACTGGTACGTGAATACTATTGGTAAAATACTCGCGGTCTGAAACATTAGGAATTTCGCCGTATTTAGCTTTAAATTTCTTCATTGCTGTGTAACAGAGATTTTCGGCTGGAGTGTAATATACTCCAAAGTTAAGATGATATTCTTTCTTAAACTCTGCACATCTGTCTTTAAATAACTGCTCGATTCTCTTAGCTAGCTCCATTCCTTTTTCAGTTGTATGGTCACAGCCAATTAAAATTTGAAGCGTTTCTGCAAGTCCTAGTTGTCCAATAACAATAGTGCCGTGTTTCAATGCTGAGCGAATACCTTCTTCTGGATGATAGCCAAGCATTGTATTATTTTCATACATAAACTTAGCAGAGTCTGGAGATTGCTTACAAATCCATTCAAAGCGTTCAAGGAGCATATCTTTTGCTTCGTGGATTTTGTCGTCAAGATGATCAATAAAGGCGTCAATTAATACTGTTTCACCATCTTCTCCATCAATTAAATGGTTCTGTTCCCCATATATTTTCGTCTCCATGGCAATAGTTGGCATAATAATAGTTACAGGACAAATATTACCACGGCCGTCCTTCATCTGAGGATTAGTGCCAGGCTCTGCATTTATATCTGCGCCATTCGCTGTTCTACAGCCCATAGTTGAAAAATATGTACGAGGGTCATTTCTATCATATCCAGCATTACCGCTCCAATCAACATTTGCATAATTAGGATAAATACGCTTGGCTGTTGATTCAAGCGCGAGTCTAAATAAGTCATAATTTGGATCACCAGGCGCACGATTTACACCTTTCATACATTGAAAAATGCCGCAAGGGAATATAGGAGTTTTATGATGTTTCCCTACACCCTTTATAGAACCTTCCAATAGCGCCTTAGTTACCATACGTCCTTCCGGTAGTGTGCAGGTGCCATAGTTAATTGATGTGAAAGGTAGTTGATTTCCGCTTCTAGATTGAAGCGTGTTAAGGTTATGATACATGCCCTCTACTGCTTGTTGAAGTTCACGTTCTGTCATATCCATTGCATATTTATAAGCTTTTGTACACAATTTTGCAGTTGTGACTAATGGTACTGTTTCAGCATTGACTGTCGGATTAATATAATCATCAATAGGCTGGCGCGCTGTATCAATTCCAGCTAGAAAATGCGCACTGCTGCTGTTATCAATATATTCTAATCCATCTTTAAAATGCTTCCAAAAACTCTTCCTTACATAAGGCACCATAATCCAATCCAAATGCGTAGCACTAACGCCGCCAAACTGCATTAGAGATTGAAGCTGGAATATAACTGCTACAAGCTGAAAAGCAGTATTTATAGAATTGGCTGGACGTACATCTGTTTGCCGTGTATTAAAACCTTTTGCAAGTAAATCATCAAATGGAATACTCAAACAATTATGCATTCCAACTGCATAAGCACTTAAATCATGAATATAAATTTCATTGTTTAAATGATTGGCCCGTGCCATTGGAGATACGCAGTAATCTAATGCATATTGCTTCATCATTTCATCCGAAGCTTCTCCAACCCTGCCGCCAAATGAATGTTCGTCTACATTAGCATTTTGATTCTGTACATTGGAAGCCTGTAGCTTCTCGCTAATTGCACGAATAAACTCAGTAGAATTAGCACGCATAATACCGTGTTTATATCTATATTTAATATACGCCTTACCTACCGCTAAGTCATAGTCAGTTAAATAATCTTCTACTAAATCTTGGATATCTTCTACGCCCATAAGATCATTTGATTCTACTGCCATTTGCTGAACTACTGTTTCTACCATATTAGCAATTTCAGAGGCATATTCTGGGTACCCAGTTTCTTTCGGATAAATTTCGTGCCACGCTTTGCATATAGCGGTTTCAATTTTCTCTTTATCAAACGAAGCTAATTCTCCCGTTCGTTTCCGGATTTGTAATTCCATAAAATTTCACTTCCTAAACTTTTTTCCACAGTATGGACAAGCCGATAGATCTGATAAATCAAATCCTTCTGCTTTATGAGGACATATGCTTTGTAATTCTTTAATTTCTTCACGTATTACAAAGACTCTATCACTATATTCCATTCGCGCGAGGGCATCCCTTAGCTGCTCTGTTAACTCGCGGTATTTGGTTGTAATTTCATTTTCATTCATCGCATCCATTTTCCTCCTTCCTGTAAACGTTGTTTTGTCTATTTAAATAAAATATCCTACTTGGGATATTTATCAACTAGCATTTTTACTTCTTCTTTTGCTGCTTTTATTTCTTCTTGTGTAGTCCTTTTAGGAAAATACTCGTAAAAAGTAGTATTTTCGCGCCGAGAACTACAACTCCAAGCGGCAATTGTTTTTGATAAGTTAGCGAGTGGGTCATAGCATCCCAATGTGGGCTTTTCATACTTTAATCGTATTGGTACTTTATAAGCCCAGAAACTATATAATAAATTAATTTTGTAAATAAAATTTTTATAATAATCCATTTGGTAATAATAAGAGCCGCCAATTGATAGGTAAATTGCTGAAGTTGGCAAAATTAGCGCGAGCAGGCGCTTCTAATAATTATGCATCATATAATCTACTTCAGAGAGTGGAATATTCAGGTCTAAGAAAGCATCATTACTTTTAGAAATAATATCGCTTTCTCGCGCGAAAAAGAAATCAGATAACTTATAATAGTGTGCGGGATGAATAAAATTAATAGAAGAAGGCTTATGCTCTTTAATATCTTCTATTACTTCTTGCCATCCATCCTAGAAAAAATCTCTATCATAAATATACATACGCTTACGTGCCCTAATGGGCGGTATTGGCAGTTCCTTTTCTCCCGCAAACCTGCGATAATAGCTATCATCTAAAATATGTTCTATATTTTTCTCTGTTTCGCCAGCCTAATATTTTTCTTTTAGTAAGTTGCTATATATTCCTGGCCGCGGTAAGGTATAATCTATTAATTCATTTTCAAAAGGCACATATATTTTATTTGTAAAGGCGGAGCCGCCATATATTATATTGGATGCACGCTTGATAGCTTCTGGCACTTCAATACACGCGTCATTTTCGCTGAATACATACACTTTTTCATAGCCACCAAATTCTGTTTCTTCTAAATTAATTAAGCGGCAATACCTATTTTCTTCTCGCTTATAATATTCCGCGAGCTTCATAATCTCTAAATTAGGAGGCGGAAGAGACTTCTAGGCCATCTAAAAATTTAAATCAATTAGCCCTATCATTCTTCCACCTCCATTCTTTGAGTCTGGAATTCCAGTACTCCATCTTCATCTATATTTGTAATCTTTGAAATCACCGGATAAAACGAATCTTTGCGCTTTTTAGGTACGAAGTCTTGTCCTCTACGAATACCTTGTACCATCAACAATGTACCGCGCGAAAACCAACTCTTTTCAATGACGTGTTTGATACCGTCATCTCTCTTCTGAGAAAGTTGCTTATCATATAATGCGTATTGATTCTTATAAACCTTTACATTTACAACTCCTGTCGGTGTCAACAATGTAACCGTGTTCTTTAACTTATTCTTATCAATTACCGTACCAATAATTCTATGAAGTCTGAATACTCTTACTTCATTACCATCCTTTCCTGGAAACGTATACTCAACTTCTGGTTCTTCTGGTAAAGTAAAGAAATCATCATAATTATGAGCTGCGGCCGCCAATTCGTGTTCGTGGCTATAAAAAGATACAGATTCCATTTCCCAATGAGAAATAGTTCCAGCGGCATATTTATCAAACATTTCTTGATATAGGCTATCATTTAGCTTTTTTAATACTTCATCTTTATGCCCTTTTAAATATACTCGCATTGGTTCCATTGCCTTCTTATATACATTATCCCACCGAGTTTGTGGAATTTCTATACCATTATCAATTAAGTCGGCGCTGAAATTATTTCCAATGAAGTTCACAGCGGCTTCATTTAACTCATAATTATCACCATTCTTACAAGTCTTTAGATATCTATTAAATAAGAACAGCTTCTGGTAAAACTTCATATCTTCAGGAATCAAACCTTTATTAATTAACATCTGCATATTCTGCAACGTTAACCGTTCTTTCCTGTCTGCAATCATTCCAATATAATCCGCCATAATCTTCTCGCGTGGTTCGTTCATCAACGAATCAAATGCCCCGCATTTAATCAAATTAGACATTTGAATCTTATTAACTTTTACACGTTCTAGAAAATCATTCATTGACTTAAATGGACGTTGCGCCATGATATCTTTAATAATAGAAGTTGAAAGCCGCGTAATACCTCTTAACCCATACAAAATGACATTATCTTTCACCACCGGAGTGAAAGTAAAAGAAGAATTATTAATATCGGGCGGCGAAACCTTAATACCATAAGTACTAAACTTTCCAATTGCTGATGCGACTTTACCATAATCTACCGATTTGGTCTTTTCCTTTTTCTTATCTTCTTTTTCGCCCTCTATTACTTCATTTTCTTCTTCCCATTCTTCCAACTCTTCTTCCGGATCTTCATCGGGCGCCGATTCAACTATAATTGAAGCTTCACCTTCATCATCATACTCAATCGTTTGTGCGCCGCCGCTATCTACTATTAAGTTTGCTGTATTCCAGAAAATAATTGGTTCAAACCGTGCAAGATTCATTTCTTGTAGAGCGACCATAGAATAGGCGTATGTGTGAGATGCGTTAAAGCCATAACCACGACTTAGCGCGACCTCGACATTCCATACATATGAACAGAACTTCTCGCTGAGATGTTTTTCCTTTACTCGCGCGAAAAACTCAGTTGTTAATTGCTCATACTCTTTTGGATTCTTTTTCGCAATACTTTTTCTCAAACGGTCTGCCCATTGTAAGTCCCAGCCGCCGCATTCTGGCAATTGAACCAACTGCATAAACTGTTCTTGTGTAATTGACATTCCATCTGAAATATCCAGTTCCCTGTGAAGAATCGCTCGTTCATCATCCGTCAATCCATATTGAATCATTTCTCGTTCCCAATCATTAGGATTGAAACGGAATCTTGCATATTTATCCAATGGACTTTCGGCGCCCTTTTCAGTCGCCATTAGACGAATAACTGAATTCAAAACTGCTAATTCGTCTACTGTTCTTGGATGTGTTAATGCAATCCCTCTGGTTCCAGATTGCTGTTCCATCTGAAACAAACTAACAATTTCGTGATGTTGAATCATATCCCACATCTTTTTATCATCACGATTTATTTTATACACATTAAGAACTGACTCATAAGTTTCGCGCAATGTTGCCTTTTTTTCTACATATCCTTGCTCTACCAATAAATCAAGACAAGTATGAATTTTATCCGCGGCTTCAACACTCAGCAAGTCCATTTTAATTTCAGAAACATCTTCCAAATCATGTAATTCAAACTGAGTAATTATTGTGCCATCGGGCGCGCGCATCAGAGCACTAGAAGCAGTGAAATCTTCATCTTTAAAAACGACTCCTCCCGCGTGAATACCAACACCGCAAATCAATCCTTCAATACGACTCGCAACTTCCCATAACTGTGGATACTTACTAATCTCATTAATAAAAGTCTGATTTGGTTCAATCCCCGCTTCTTCATCACCATAATACATTTGTTTCAATGTATATGATTGACCACGTTCAGCACTAATAAGATTTGCAATATAGGATGCTTCATCAACATCAATTCCCAATCCTCGTGCCGCCGTTAAAATTGCAGAACGAGATTTTTCGGTTCTAAAAGTTGCTACATTTGAGACTCGATTTTCGCCATATACTTTTCTCAAATATTCCAATACTTGCCCTCGACGCAGCCCTTCAATATCCACATCGATATCGAGAACAGAAACACGGGCAGGATTAAGGAAACGCCAAGGATACATCTTAGTCTTTTCCCGAAGGCAATTTATTTGTATGATATCCAGCGCATACAGAAGAACAAATCCACCACCGGAACCTCGCGCCGGGAGAACAATACTCCCGGCATTCCAACATTCATCTATAATCTTTTGTAGATTTAAGAAATATGCTGACCATTGCGCTTTATTAACCTGAGAAGACTCCCAAGTCATTTCAAGACATTCATTTAATGCATCAAATGCATCTACATTTTGCAAATCTTCATGTTTTTTGATACCCTCAATTAGAGCCATTACTAATGTTCTATCTGCTTTATACTCTGACTTAATAAAATGCACCAAAGCAGGCATCTTATGAATATAAAAATCTAATTCTTGACTATCAATTTCTGAAGGAAATTCACGCCACGGAAGATTTGGAATTTTCAGTGGTTTCAAAATACTAAAATCTTCACACCTATCCTTAATCTCTTTAATTGCTGAGTATGCGGCTTGAAGTTCATCTTCATTTAAATATGGAAAGAAACTTCTAATCTCTTCATCCGACATCATATACGTTGTGGCATAGAATGAACGGACTTCACGCTCACCATCCTGAGAATTAAGGAATGCTTCGTGAACTGCCGCATCTTCTGGCCGCCCATAATGGCTATCAGTTGTGATTATATATTTAATTCCAAGCTCTTTACTAATTTGCAATAGATGTTTATTTACAAATACCTGTTCCTTTCCATTTGAAGGTTGCATCTCCAAATAGAAATTTCCTTTACCAAAAATATCTTCAATATATAAACACCAACGTTTTGCTGTTTCATAATATTCTTCATTATCAGTATCCATATATTGAAGAAGAAACTTATCTAATTGCGAACCTAAACAAGCACTACTTGCAATCAAATGTCCTTGATTTGGTTTTACAATTTCTTTTAAGTCCGAATAGTAAGTTGGACGTCGCCGCATTTTTCTACTCATATATGAGCGATTCCAGGCCCGAGTTGAAAGTTCGCAAATTTGATGATAGCCTTCCAAATCTCGCGCCAAAAGGATAAAGTGGAAATACTTATCTTTCGTTCTATCGAAATTTTTTGCGTTTAAACCATTACGAGTTAAGTAAATCTCGTTACCACGAATTAATTTAAAGTCTGGATGGTCTTTTTTTATTTTCTTATAATATTTTTCAGCCTTGATATAACTTGATATAGTTTCATGGTCTGTGATTGCTACGCATTCGTGTCCGAGCTGTATTGCAAGATTAAACAAATCTTCAATACGATTTGTGCTATCTCGTAGGGTTTCATTACTAAACATTGTGTGGTTCCTAATTATGAAGACTTCCAGGATAAGTCATCTTCATATAGGTACCACCTCCTTTCGTGCTTCATTACGCACATTTTTATTATAATTATGTAAATATTTCCAAGTTCTGCATCTATTTATATCATACAATATATTTAAACTAATGTCAAGATCTCGTGACAATTGAGCCAATGAACGAGTATCATTTTTTAATAATTCAATAATTTCTCTTGCTTGATTTTCTGTAATTTTATTTGTACCTAATTCACCATTATGAGTATTACGCTGTTCATTTCGCAATAATAATGATTCTTGACGAATATTCTTAACATAATTATGTAGGTGACCCCAAGTTCTACATCTATTAATAAAATCAATTGTATTTATATGTACATTAAATTGTTCTGCAATTTCACGATTGTTTAATTTACATTCTTCTAATAGATGAATAATTTGTAAAACCTCTTTATCATTTAATTTGGCTTGAATATTATTTTCTCCTCGATAACAGTTTCCTCCCTTAATTAAATTATATCCATTTTGAATTGAATCATAATATTCAATCCAATACTTTTCTCGCTCATCCAATAATTCAACTGGACATTCTTCAATAATAGAGAAAGTGAAATTATCGCGTTCATTGCGTAGAGCATCATCTATTTTAGAATAAGGTGAAGGATTATAAAGATGATCTTGCTTTCGTTTTGAAATGTTTGTACTTTGTCCTATATATTTTTTATGAGTTTCTTTATGTTCAAACATATAAATACCTATCATATTTATTCACCTCCCTATCTATATCAATTATATCATAAATTTTATTAAAAGTCAAAAGTAATCTGGGAATACCTTCATTAGTTTCTCATAAGCTGATTCTTTCTTTAAACTTGGACAATAATCATACTGAATATCATCTACTTCATTCCATACTTGCGCTTGATTACGGGTTAAGTCTAACTCAGTCGCAATTACTAGCCTATCTTGATAAGATGCTCCATCATAGTACCAGTATCCATATTCATTCCAAAGCATATAATATTCAGTACGTTCCTTATTTACAACATAGTAAACATCTGGCGCCAAATTCGGATTATCATTTTCACGCATATATTCAAGAAAACACTTATCTTGTGTATTAACTTCCAATTTAAGTTCTGGCGTGCGAGTACCCATGAATACATGGCCTTGCGCTATCTGAGGGTACATCTTATAAATTTCAAAAATCATTTTATATTATCTAGCCATCCCATCTGCCACATACGGAATAGGATATTATCTATTACAGCCATTTCTTCCGGACTATCTTCTATATTCGTGCCTTCAATTAGTTTTTCTCGACACATTTGAATTAATTCTTCTCTGTTATCATCGCACGTATTAAAATTCATATTTACTCTCATCCTCTTTCAATTCATAATCATCAATAAATACTTGAACCGAAGTGCGCCCATTGAACGTATTAAGGTTTGCGCGCCCATATATAGTAAGCATCTTTGTTCTATCTTCCATTACTTGCTCTACAAAATCTGAATCTTTAAAGCGTACATAGTCGATATTGTTGTATGAAATTTTCATACTGTCCTTATTTGCGCCCATAGGCATCACACTCATAAGCGGAATATTTTCTACTACAATTCGTACTTCATCAATATGATTACCAAAGTATTCTGGATGAGAGGCAAGCGCAGCGATAAGTTCATCGTTATAATCAGATGCTTTTAAAATATAATCTACAAGATAACAATTCTCAAAGTCTGATGAACTTAGGTGCTTATTAGCTAC